GCTGGAGGAAGAACTCAAACGGCAACACAATTCAACAAGTTTTGTCCGTCAATAGTGAATCCGACATTGCCCATCATAGAGGTCAGCACGATCGGGTTGTCGTATGGTGTGATGCGTCCTCCTGTCTCCGTTTCTTTTACCTTGCGAACGTGGATGTGGGTATGCTTCCAGTCGGTAGCGTGACCCGCATAACGGTGAATCACTACTACACAGTCAGAGCGGTTGCCCCACTTACCCCCTCCTTCAATATCTGCGATACCAACTGGCATCGGGAGGCGGGCGTACTCGTGCTTATCGTGGTGGACTTTCCGCATTGCTTCCGTGACTGGGTGAGTGGATACAATCAAGGTCACCTGCTCCTTGTGGGAGAACACACGAAATGCACTTGCGACCTCATAGTGGTACTCGTGCATCGAGGTCTTCCCCAAGATGGATTGGTCGGTACGGAGGGAGTTGTACGGGTCAACGAATGCTCCTGTATATGGCCACTCGTTCAATACCTCGTTGAAGATTTTTAGCAGCTCGAATGCTGATAGAATCTTGTTCGGATTGATGAACTTGAAATACTCGTCAATGAAGCAAAGGTCAGAGTACATCTGTGCCTCTGGGATGAGGTTGATTGGCTTTGCGCGCAGGAACTCAATCAACTTACGTTGGATACTGTGAACCTCGTTCTCCGCAGCGTAGCAGAGCCACTTCTTGCCGTGGGTGATGGACTGCATCAGCATCAAGTAGAACATCGTATGGGTCTTGCCCACGTTTGCGTGACCCGTGCAGACGATGAACTCACCCTCCTTGAATCGCAGGAACTCGTCTATCTTCTCGTTACCGATTCGTCCCATATCAAAGTAGGAACCTTTTTGCGCCCGTTCGAGATACGGGCTTGTGTCCATAATGGACATAATATCTGGATGCATAAGATTGGTTTTTTGCAAATAAACAAAATAAATTCCAGATGCGGGAATTTTTGAAGTCGGGGCTGGACTCGAACCAGCATTGCCAAAGCAACAGTTGTACTGCAACACCCGACCAAGTTGGGGGGTGCATCACTACCCCCCAGAGTCACCACCAAAACCAATCAGAAAGGTGACTCCTCTACCGCTTGGCGATTAGCCATATGCGCTTCTTGCTTGACCTCTTTCTTCTCAAGCCAAGCGTTGAAACGCTCTGCGAGATCGAGGATGTTATCCGTAGGGATTGACTTGCCTGCTGCTGCGTGAGCTGCTGACAGTTCAATCGCTGCCTTGAGAGCAACTTGACGCACGATAGATGCGGTACGTTCGGCATCATTGGCACGAGGTGCGCCTGTTGGTCGGTTCCAGTTACCACCTCCAGAGCGCTCGACCTTGATGGTGCCTCGTTCGTTGATGGTGCAGTTGATGTCATCGCCTACTTGATGCGGGGCATCTTGGCTTTTGGAGAACAGGGTTCCGCTTTGTCCGTTGTCGAACTGAACTTGGAATTTGTAGAACGTGTTGCCGTCATTAGACACCCACGTTCCGTTGGGGGAGATAGATACAATCTTCATTTTTTAGATTGGTTTTTTTAACACCTCTCGGAGGCGGGTGTTAGTGCCTTAATTCTTGAAGTAGAGTTTGCTTGAGTACCTCGTTCTCGGCTTCAAGGAACTCCATCTTGGAGGCCATTGCTTCAATTCGGTGCTGAAGGTACTCTACCATTTGTTGTGCCGACTCTTGCGACCAGTTGGTGCGTGCTGCGTATTCCATTACATTGCAAGAATTACTTGGCAGTTGCCACGGGTGAAACGGGTAAAGTCGATGTCTGACAGGTCGGCAGTCCACTTGGGGTTGTCGATGAGTTGGTCAAAGACCTCTTGATCGTATTCCATCTGGACAGATACCCGCAGTCGGTCAGAGACGAGGGCGTAGTGGTTGGGGAACATCTTGCTCAACGCAACCAGCTTTCTAACGTGTGCTTTCATTTAGATTGGTTTTTAATGATGAGGCAAAGTAACAAAGTAAAGTTGGAATAAAAAAATCTATCTACACTTTTTTTCCAATTATTTTCAGAAGCCCTGTGTTTACTGGTAGTTCAGAGTCCTTTTCAATTGTCAATTTTGTAAAGTATTTGGATGTATCATCAACACAACCACCCCAATAACGGAAAGCATCTGCCCCGAATTTGATTGCAATGATGCAGTTGTCGTTGTCGTATCGGTAGTTGTGGGTGAGATGGATCTCGTAGGAAGAGAGAACCACCTTCGGCAACTGCGAGAGCTGCATCAAAAGGTGGTTGCGGATGAGGTCACCCTCTTTCTTTCGTACTGCCCAATGCGCTCCAGAGTAGTATTTGTTTAGCGATGGAACCTTCCCGAGGGTCAGTTCATACGAATGACTCTCCGTAGTTTCCGTGGAGGTCGTAGTGGTCTCCATTGTTACCGTTCTGAAGGATTGCCCGCCATCTTGATTCCTCCTTCTTTTCGATACTTTCGTTCGTCTGCTGATACGCTTGCTGATCTTGGGTAGTCACAGAATCCGAAGTGATTGAGGAAGGCGTTGGTGTAGTCGTTCTTGGCTTTGCCTTCTTCGACTTGGAGGTAGTAGTCACGCTTACGTCTGTCTTTTTTCATTCGGCAAACTTCTTTCAAAAAAAAATAAGAAAAAAGTTGCGTAATCCGAATTTTGGTTTATTTTACCAAAGTAAGTAGTAAGTAAGTTAGTTACTTAAGTTAGTTTTAAGTATTACTTACTAAACACTTAAGAACTTAAAGAAAATAAATAAAAGAAAATTAGAGCCGTTTTAAGGCACTTTAATCTCCAAGTAAGGAAAACCCCTCACTTTGTAAAGAAAGTCCCGCAAATCGCTTCTAAATGCCCTCTATCGTCTTCGTGCGCCCTCTATTGCGAATAGCATTGCAAGCAGGAAGCAACAGATGGAAATGAATACCCAAGTCCGAACAGGTCTTTCATTCGGTTTTATGGTGGTCTTGACCCACTTGGTCACTCGGATTGTATCTGGAAGGCAAATCGCTTTGAGTCGGATCGTGTCAAACTTGCGAATCAAACTCACTTGGATGTTGTCCTTTCGTACAACTACCGAATCAATCTCTTTGAGGATTAGGGTGTCAAACAACTTTCGCTCTTTGGTTACAATCACCGTATCCCACTTATCTTGAGTGACTCTTGCTCCCTTTTTGACCGCCTGCTTGAGGTGCCAGTTTGCCGAGCAACTACCCAGAGCAAGACTCGCAAGAAGGATTATCAATGCTGCAAGCAGGGGGTGTGGGTATCTCTTCGAGTTCATTCAGCCAGTCGTTAAAATTTGACGTATTTGGTGACTCCATTCTTCTTGGTTGCTTTTAAGATTTCTTTGCGATTCTTCTTGGCGAAGGAGACGTGAACCCAGTCGGGCTGCTCCTTGTCTCCGAACTCCCAAATCAACTGGTCAAACTCCAGCTCCTTGATGAAGTTGAACAGGGCAGCGTTGTCCTCGCATTGCAGGTCAGCCGCTTCGCCTTTCATATGCTGGCTGGAACGGCTCCCCCCGATGGCTGCATTCACCTTTGGATTTCGGAAGCCAGAGGTCACTCGGATAAGTCCAAGAGCATCACGGGCGGGCTGAAGCACGTTCAAAGCCAACTCACGGAGTGCCTCCGTCTGGATTGCGTTCGGTTCGTTGTGTATTCCCGTCTTGGTGACGCACAGTTCCTTGAGGGTAAAGTCCTTTGTAAGTCGCATAAATGTTGTTTTTTGTCTCCTTTAAGCCCCTTTATCTGGCTTATTGGTGGGTTTATCCTTCTTTTCGTCACGGCTCATCATCAACGCAAATCCTCCCATAAGGAAGGCACTATATTCTGCGAGTGTTGCTTTTTCAAACCATACCAGTACCATTCCGAGAGCCATCAGAATCAGACCAATCAAGGTGGTCTTCGGGTTGCGGAAGATTCTATCTATCATTTTTGATGTCCCGATTCCATCGCCACAAGGTGTACACGAACGAGGTCAGCATCACAAACAAACCCGCTATCTGATGCACCTCGGCTATCGTTAATCCACCAACGGCTAAACTCCAAGACGTTGCTACCGCACTTGTACTGTCTGTTTTCATTGTTCGCCTGTTGCTTCGTTGCACAAAGTAGGATTAGCCAAGCAGAACGATTGTGCGTAGTTACTCTCCCATCCCGCAAACCAATGCACGGCACTACCTGGCGTTGGCCACACGCACAACGATTTAAATTGCACGTCACCTGTCCAAATGATATCCACTGCCCAACGTGGGTCGTTTTCAACGATTCCGATTTGATGAACGTAGCAATCCACAAACGTGATTTGGTCTTCTTCCATTTGGGCGAATCCTGCGGAAAGCATATCGGTGATGAATTGGCCTTCACTTGGCCAAGCGTATTTGCGGTATTCCATTATGTGGTGATTTGAGCCAGTTGGGCGTCTGTTAGTCCAGTCGTGAAAACTGCCATTTGAGAAACGATTCCATTAAAGGCAGACGTTGAATCTGCTTGAATAAAAGCGAATCGGTCTAATGTTCCCGCTGAAAAAGTGATACCGCTTGTGTCGGTAATTACCTTAACTCCATTGACATAAACGGCAAAGTCGTTTTCTTTGTAACGAAATGCCACCTTATTCATATTTGTAACTGTCATTGTCGCATTGGAGTTGACTTGATTCACTCCGCCAACGTCCACACGAGCAAAAACACTACCCGCAAATGTGGAAATAGCAACACGATTAGCAACAGTCGAACTACTTAATACAATAGAACGTGTTACGGATTCATTCAAGGGGACTGCAAATTCTAAAAACAAAGTTCCCTCCGTCTGTCCAATCAACGAAGAAACACCCGTCTTACTTGCATCGTCCTTAAGCCTCGTCACCGCTGCCGTAGTGGTAGGAATGAACGTAGTAGCATAAGCCCCCAATTCCATTTGAGGTGCAGCGATGCGGATTGTGAAGTCGTATGTTGCTGCGAGGGTTACGTTGAATTGAATTTGGAAGCTGATACGCTCAGTCGTTGCCCCAGTTGTGGTGCGATTAAACGTATACCTTTTTAGTGTTCCATCTGGCGTAAAAGACGTTTCGCCATCGGCAGTAAGTGTTCCAATTGCCAGAGCTTCCCTTTGACGCAATACATAGCCAGTAGGAGCAGGCGATGTAGACAAAACTTTAACAAATGCGGAGCCAGTCCAGGACTGCCCAACGGACGCACTTATTTGCGTGCTGGAGTCAAATCCATATCTAACGAATGTCGCAGTTGCGGTTCCGTTAAAGCGCAAATCAATGTATTGAAGTCCGTTTTCCGTCCCAAGACCTACCACAGTTCTTGTCAGTCCAGCAGTATCCAAGGCAGCCCAATTCGTAGGCAACGTCCCAGGACTTCCCGCCACCGCCCCCACCATCGTTGAGTTGCGGATGGAGTTGGTGCGTTGGGGTTCAAGCAAGAGGCGAGGACAAGTGCTTACACTTCCGTCTGCATTGCGGTAGTCAAGTCGTGGTACATCTTGTCTATTGGTTGTTGCGAAGTAGGGCTTTGCGTCTGTGCCTTCAGCCAGTTGTGCGCCCCAGATTAGAACGTCAGCAGTTGTATTTGTCGTTACAGTCCCACGGGTTTCAAGGAGACAATTTATAGATGTATTTTGTGCTATTGCTGCAAATGTGTACCGTGTCCAATCAGCAGTAATTGTTATTACCTGCGCAGGATTGGTTCCGCTATCAACATTAAATCTTAATTGCTTACCTACTTCTGAAGGAGCGTTTGCTTTAATGTAAATTGTAAAAGTGTAAGACCTTCCAACTACTGCGGAGGTAAATGTTTGGAATAAAATTGAACGGTCAGAAAATGTTGTTCCCGTGCAATTAAACTGAACTCTATCAGCCGTTAGAGTACCAATAGGCGAAGTAGATGTGTTTGCGGTTACGGATGGAGCGATTCCAGTTCCTGCTGACGACTTTGTCCAAGATGCATCATTAAACTGCTCACTAAACGTAACCAAATTCCACGGAGTACGTTCAATCACCCCTGCCGAATTGGTACGGGTGGCATCGCTCGCACGGGTGAACGTCAAATCCCCCGTTCCGTTGGTTGGCTTTTGGGCGTATACAACGTCCTCTTTGATTCCTTCGGGTATCAGTACCCAAGACGCATCGTCATAAAATCCGCTCATAGCCAAGCATCAATTTTAGCAACTGCACAAGCACTACCCTCGTAATACCCCCCTGCTGCCGTTACACGTTGTAAGTAAAAGAAATCATAAGCGTCACCGCTCTGACCCGTGAGATTCGTCTCTGGATGTCCCCAAGAGTTCGGGTGTATCTCACCCCAACTGATAGCGTTGATGTAGCCCTGCCCCCAACCGATTTCGTTGTAGGCGGAACCTTGGCCCCATTGGATGTCGTTATTTGGACTTGCCATTCTCCTTCAAAAAGTTTATCAGTTTAACTTCGTTTTCTGGCTTCACCTTATAAGTACCAACCGTGGAACGACTGGCCATCAGTTGGGTACATTTGTCCGTTTTGGTTTTCATAATACTCTGGGGTAAGCGATCCGTAGAAAGTCAAGTACGACACCAAGCGTCTTCCGTAGTGTTCAGCAGTATCTCGCTCCTTCTGGATTAAAAATTCCAATTCGCTCTTGTCGATGCCTTCGGAGTTCTCGCTCTGCTTTTTGAACACACCACCGTTGCTCACCTTGTACGCAAGGAACGGAAGTATCTCTACCATTGCGTAGTGAACCAAGACGTCTTGGACATAGTCAGTCATCAGCGTCTCGTAGTTGCCCGTAAGGGTAGACGCCAAGACGTCACTCTTCAGCTTGTTGTAAAGAGCCGTACCAACGAGGGCTTGGATGTGCAGGTCTTGCGCTATCTTGATGAACTGCACCATCTGGTCACGGTCAACATTGCCGTTGATAGCGGTTCTCTTTACGAGGTCATCGGGGGAAATGAATAGGGGATACATACTTATATAACCTTATTTGGGGATGCCTATCTTTTTTGCGTACTCGGGCGTATACCCTCTGTAATCTTGGGAGATAGGTGGTTTTGCAACCAATGAATCATTGACGGGTAACTTCACTCCCAACTTGCGGAGGTCGTTGACGCTCACTTCTGAACGTGGGTTCTTGGGATCGGGTGTTGCTCCCTTCGCTCTTGAGAGATACGTCTTCCGCATCCAGAAGTGATGACAGTTCGGGCCGCCTTTGTACAGGAGAATATCGTAGGTGGCGGAACCGCCTTCACCAAACCCAGGGTTCACGTCCTTTTCCTTCATAGCGTCAATGTCCTCAAAGCGGTAGATTTTCTTGGCTTTCAACATCAAACTACAGAAAGCCCGCTCACCCGTGTTTTCGCCTGCGTAAGCGTACCGAACCTTGTATTTGAACCCTTCCTTCGTCACGCCATCTTGTGCGCTCTTGGCGTTCGGAAATGCGCTTCCTGTGGATGCGAAGTTCACCTCCCGCATCTTGACAATATCTTGCTCTGAAAGCACCTCGTCACCGACCAGTTCCCACTCCTCCAAATCCTCGTCTTCTCCAAGCGAGGTCAATTCACGCACCAACTCCTCGGAGGCAGGGGCTGATGCTTCAAGCTTTTTTTGCGACTTCATTTGCGTGATGACCGCTGACGAATTGCCAGCGAACAACGCCTTCGCAACAGACGGCTCAAATTGCAACATCTGCACAAGGAAGGTGATTGCTTGGTCTTGGGTCAGTACGTTCTCCTGTACGGCTCGCATAATGTCCAGCGAGGACGCAATCTGCGCTCCGTTGTACGATGCCTCCTTTTGGGCGATTTCCTCGTTCACGGTAGACACAACCTCGCTCGTGACTTGGTCGGCTTCCTTCACACCTGTCTCTTCTTCGATTGTTGTTGAGTCCGTGACCTTGATGTCGTTGAACTCCATCGGAGAAAGCGACTTGAAGTACAAATTCAAAGAGACATTGTTCACCGCAAGCAGCTCGTCAAACGCATTCAAGATGCCCATCTGGATAGGACGGATGACCGTGTTATCCAAAAGCAAGTATGCGTTCTTGATTTCGTCAGCATTGCTACCCAATCCCGTGTTGTCCTTGATACCAAAGAGCATCGGAGACGTGATGCGGTGACCCACCAGAACTTTTTGAGCCGACTCCCGAGAAAGGAACTCGTACTGCAAGTGGGCGTCCGACAGGGTGACTGGCTCGATCGTAGCCGCCTTTGTACTGTCATCGTTAAACGCAAGAATCCAACGACCTGCATTGGTGCTACCTTGCCACTTCTGTGCGATGGTAGAGTTGATATTGTCCTGCTCCTCCTGCGGGGGGATTCCGTTATTGAAGTTGATTATCATTGACGGAGCAAGTCCGTTCTTGATATTGTTGATGTGGTAGTTCGCAATCTCCTCCTCCAATTCCGCATACGGAAGAGCCGCCAAGTAACGAGGGGGGGAGTAGTAGTAGGAACCCGCAGCATACGGGCGGTAGTAGAAGATTTCACGCTTCTCGTTGGACTGCCCGAAAGCAGCGATGCGTTGCACTCCAGTACGGTTCCGAACCTTCTGCCAATCCCACGCATAATAGTAGGCGTTGATTTCCCCCTCTTGGTCGCACTTCTCCGCTCTTAAGGTCTGTACGGGCATATGCGTCACCTCTGCGATTGCTGATTTGTCAGCATTCCACAACACCTGCAGCGCACCGTTGCCGAGCCAGTAGACATCATTCGCAAAGCGGTAGGCGCACTCGTCCGAGATCAACCTCCGCAACTCAAGGAAGGCGGATGGATTAGAGGCAGAATCGGTAGCGTCAAGCCCCTTGCCGTATATCATATCCACAATCCCCGTGATGACTGCGTTGTTTGTGGCGGAGCCGTTCCTGCGGTCAATCAAATACTGGTAGTAGTTGTTGTCATCCCCATATTCCACCCAATCAAGGCGGGGGTTCTCCACGATTGCAGGGGCAACGTAGGAATCAAACTGAACGAGGCGAATGTTATTCTCCATAAATCTTGAACTGATTGTCCATTGTCTCCTCTACTGTCGGGAGGACGGGTTGATAGGTGCTTGTTGTTTGACCACTCGGAAGCATCAGCAAACGATCGAATGCAAGTATCTTGGTGTTTGTCCAAACTACATTGAAGGTCTGCTCCGTAAGGCGAATCATATACACTACCTCGGCATCAAGTGGCGTGGTATTATATGTGAACGTGAACTCACGAGTGTCCTTGTCAAAGGTAGGGGAGGTCACGTTGTAGATGGTGTTTGTCCTGCCGTCTTTTGAGTAGAGAACCATCTGAACTCGCCACGTTGAGTTGTACCCTGCGAGGGTGTCAACCCCCACTTGCCAGTCACGCACGGGCAGAGTGATAGTGTTGTTGGTATTGTATGATACGAAAGTCATACATATATAACCACGAAGTGGGACTTATGTGAAAAAAGAAAGGGGGCCGAAGCCCCCTCTCACGTCCCGTTGGTCTAATTATGACCCAACTACGATTGTTGGTTTGGTGCCTAACAATCCAGCGAACGGGTTATTTGCAACCGCTCCGAGCAGGAAGTTTGCAGGTACACGCTCTTGTCCTGTCAAGGTCAAGTTGTATCCCGTAAAATCTCCCATTGCAGAACCAGTTACGATAGAACCACCCGTTACTTCTGAACCGTGTTCCAATCCCATCACCCAAGAGTTGCCGTTGTTGTCTTCAACGATGACTACGGGCTTTGCCCAAGCGAGCAACTTCACCTCTTTGTGGGTGTCGGCATCTTGCTTCTTCAGAACAATGTTCAAGACCTGCTCAAAGAAGGTCGTGCCGTTGTCACGAGAGGAAGTGATGGCCTGCTCAAAATTGGAGGTACCTTTCAAGTCGTACTTGTAGGCACTCGTGGCAGTTGTGGCCAATTGGTCAATGACATCCGTGTCAGCGGTGTCGTAGGAAATTTGTGCCAAGTCGATGGAGTTGATGAAGTAGACCGCATTCAGTCCTCCTACTTGGTCTTTGCACGGCTCAATACGGCCGAGTGTTAATGAACAAGGCATAGTTATTTATTTTTTGTAATCGTTAGAAATGTGAGTTTTTAATCGGTGACAGTTGGCGCAAAGTGTTTGCAGGTTGCTCAAATCGTGGTTGTGGCGGTTGCCGTCTATATGGTCGACATCAAGCTGGCAAGCGTGGACAGGAAGAAATCCACACATTTCGCAAATCTCTTTCTTGTGCTTTCGGTAGACATCTTTCGGGCGGGTTATTCCTTTCGTTATGTATCTGTACGATTGCTTACAGCTGTCGGTGCAGAATTTTCTTTGCTTTCCAATCAACGAATTTGAACACTTCAAACACAAAAGGGAGGACGAGGGCGTTCTACCCAAGCCCTCCCCTTGCGTCATCTTTCAGTAATTAGGCGTAGTATACCAAGTCGGCACCTACTCCAAACTGAACACCAGCAGTCATACGCATAATGAAGCGTACGTTCTTCGAGCCGTCCAAGTCGCCCATATCCAGAACCTTCACCTCGTTGGTGTCGGACAACAAGCCAGTACCGAAGTACAAGTTTGACTTCTGACCTGCAACCATTTTGTTTGAACCAAGACCAGGAGCGTGGAACAACTTGATGCCTTCGAACATCAGCTCTTGATTGTTGAACCACGTTGAACCTTTAGAGTCCACACCCGCAGCACCCAAGCCAGAAGCACCGAATCCGCCCAATGCACGGACGTAGGCCTTCATCACGTTGGTAGGGATGTAGATGTACAAGTCCTCCTTACCGAACAAGTCGGTCGGGATTGCGTCAACGACACGACCAAGCTCCGTGATGACGTTGGAAGCAGATACCCCAGCGGTAACGGCAGTCACGTCAATCACAGTTGAATCGGCAGCCAACAAAGCTTGGAAGCCGTTGAACTCACCTGCGCTGGCAGTAGCACCAGTCCAGATTTTCTGCTCGATCCACTCGGCAACCTTTGCAGAGTTGTAGGCGATGAAGTAGTCAACGAAATTCTTTGGCAATACGTCAAAAGCGGAGTAGCCCATTTGGATGGCTTCCCAATCGCTCTCGAAGTCGCTCTTACACAACTGCAAGTTAACCTGCAAGAACTCGGGCTGCAAGATGCGCTCGGTCAAGGTCAAGGTGGAAGTGTCGGTGAAGTCGCAGGTCTGGTCTTTTACGATACCATCCAGCTCAACTCGCTTGATTACTTCTTTGAATTTGATGTTTGGCTTGACGGTCAAGCCGCCTTTTGCGATGGTGTCACCGCTCAACAGGGCAGCAGAGATGTACTGGCCTGCAAATTGACCAGCGTAAGTGGTCGTAATAGAAGTGGTCGTTGCCATTGTCTATATTGGGGGTTAGTTGAATAATTTGTTGAACACTCGGTCTGCGGTTGTCGCAGTACGCTTCGCACCGATTTGGAATTTCAGTTCGGGTTTAACCTCGACAGGGGCAGCCACGATGGGCTTCTCTGCGGCCATAACCACCTCTTTAACTTCCTCCTCTTTTGCGGCTTCTACGGACATTTCTTCTTTGTTGCCCATTTCTGCCTTCATCATTTCAACCTCCTCTTTGAGGGATTGAATCATCGCCATCATCTCGGGAAGGGTAGGTTCAGCAGCGGCCTCGACCTCGATGGTCACTTCCTGCTCTGCTTCTTCTGCCTTCTCTTTGATTTCGGCAATCACGCCTTCTTCCGTAACGACCAAGATGCGACCGTCCTCCATTTGGTATTCACCTACTGGGACTGCCACCTTCTCGCCTTCGCTTCCGATTAGGAAGATGTTTTGACCTGCTTCAAGAACTTCGGCTTCCACCAAAGTACCATCAGCTAATTTTGCGCTCGCAAGGGCAACCGCTTCGGGTTGCAGAGCGAACTCAATTTTTTTGAAGATGTCATTCAAATTCATACTATAATAATTAGAGATTAGGGGTTTTGGGTATTTTTGCCTCCGATGAATCCGATGCCTTGCGCCCATTGGTCATTGGGGTCGCAGCACTTGCGGGAGTAGGTTTCGTCTTTGCACAGACATCCACGCCTTGAGTTGGGTGGTACGGGTGGTTTAGGATTGTTTTTCATTCTCGTTGATTTTAGATTCTGCCCAACGCTTTGCAGCCAGTCCACCCCATAGCAGATAGGAGATGGTACCGCAGGCGGATGAGTCGCTCTCATCGTAGTATTCCTCGGCTCTTGATAGGTAGGAGAACATCCGCTTCACGGTGTCAAATGAGATGGCACGGCCTTCTGCGAGGGTGGCTGCACGAATTTTGCCCACACTCGTTGCGCACTTGTTGCCGCCTTTCTCGTTCAGTTCAATGCCCCGCTTTGCGTTGTTACGCACGGCCTCGGGGTAGTCAGAATATGATTCCATGACTACCCGTTGGCCTGCCTTTACTCGCTTGTCTTTTTTTAGGATTCCCTTGACGGCTCCGAGAACGTACAGTTCCACGAGGTGTTCCGCCTCTTGCTCCTCGATCTCGGCCATTGAACTCATCGCCACTTCCAACGATGGCTTATGTGCGAACCATCCCTCGATGGAGTAGCCCTTGTACTTGCCCGCCTTGACGTCCTCCCACACCTTGTCGTTGTCGACCTTGCGGGTCTGCATCCAAGTACCGATTGGGTAGTTCATTCCGTACTTGCGTGACTTGTCGTGTACCTCGTCTTCAATAATCCATTGCTCGATGGTCGTGACTCCGCTCACCTGTTGCGAATGCTCCGTGGTGGTAGACGCTTGAAGACCTTTCTTGAGGAACAGTTCAGCCGACTGGCGGATGGTTTTGTCCGTAAAGAAGACATAATACTCCTCGCCCGTCTTGTCATCCTTGCGGTAGATAGGTTTGTTCGGGATTAGGACTGGCCCGATGATGATACGCTTCTCCTCGTTTTGGATGGCGAACGACACCTGTTGTGCGGAGAGGGCTACAAACTCCTCCTCGATTGCTGGGTTCTCCACTACCGAAATAGCGTTCACCCCCATAAACTGCTCGTTTTCAAGCACTAATTCGTAATACTTCATCCTCCGAAATTTGAGCTGGTACGGATTCTGCGCTCCAGCATATTGTTATTGTTCATTTGTTGGTTGACCACATACGCCTGCATTGGCTTATTGAACATTTCAGCGAATGGGTTTTGCCCGACCCCAGCAAGAGATATATTTGGAGTGATCGATATATTAGGCATTACAGACACCCGTGGGCTTAACGATACGTTAGGTGTAATCGTTGGATTGATTGAAACCTCTGGGTTTACGGTGATATTCGGGTTGATTTCTGGTGCCTCTACATTTATGATTGGGCTTGGTTGCGGTTGTTGTGTCCGACCATCAAATGATATATTTGAACCTCCGCTTGGCTGACTTGGATTAAATGATGGAACGTCTTGTCCAATGCCGTTAAATGATATATTATTTCCACCGCCTGCCCCTCCTGCTGAAGGTACTGGAGCAATGGGGTCTGCCGTGGTTTTGCTCGGTTCAAATTTAGACCGAGCGATGGTTGCTATTTGTGCCGCTCCTGTTATTGCCGCAATACCCGCCTGCACGAATCCAGCAGGGCCAGGAGTGGAGGCAAGTTGATTCATTACGGCTGCTGCGGTGTTCGCTACCGCCTCTCCAAGTCGCAGGGCTTTGGTAATGTTGAATACCTTCTTTGCGTTCTTCTCGTCACCTTTTGAGAATGATTCCGCCAACTGTGCTAAAGCACCAAACGCCTGCCCTGCCAACTCCAGCTTCTTGGCGTTGTTCGCCATCTGCCGTTGCTCGTCCAACTTGTCGTACTTCTCGTTGACAAGTCGCTCGGCTTTGCGTTGCTCTGCGGTAATGATTGCCGCTTGGTCAGCAGTTGCCTTTCCAGATGCGATCAAAGCATCAAGGGCTGCCTTTGCGTCAGCGTCAATCTGTGCAATCTCTTTCTCTTTCTCTGTTTGTGCAACCCCACGCAAACGATTGAGTGCCACTTGGAACTCTTCAAGGGATTTGATTTGCGCTGCCCTGCGTTGGTTCAAGGATTCAATCAGTTCCTTGTCACCTTGCATTATGAACTTGAGGTAGTCCTCTTCCTTCTTTTGGGCATCGGCTCTTACTTTGTCAATCTCCGCAAGGCGGGTCTTCTCCTCATTTCGTAGGGAGTTGATTTCGCTCTGTAACTTTTTCTGCCTGCGGATTGAATCGGCCTCCAAGTCCAGAACCCGTGCCTGCGCTTCTGCGATTGCTACAAGTTGCTCCTCTGTTACTTCAGAGATAGCCGCTTGGTCTTTTAATGCTTGCGCCTTCTGGCGTGCTGCCTTGAGTTCTTTTGCGAATACCTGCTCCTCTAATTTAGAAGCACGTTGAACTGCGGCAATCCGCTCCTCTGTGGACTTGGTCAAGTCATCGGCAATGAATCGTGCCTCAATGATTTGCTTGTTGGCTTTTGCACGAAGAACAAGCAACTCACGCTCTGCGTCCTCTACATCGTTTAGGATGTTACCAATTCTTGCTCCCTCGGCTGCTGCTGCTGCGGCATCCTTTCCGAACTTAACCAACGCCTCGCCTGCGGCTCCAATCTTTCCAGTTACGTTCTCAACGCCAAGACCGACCTTTCCAACCGCATCTACTGCAACCTTTCCCGCCTCTTTGAACTTACCGTCCAGCACCAAGCTGATGGCCTTACCAAGCGAAGGAATAAACTCAAGAAGCCCTTGTATGCGGTTCGTGAGGTTTGTCTTTAGTGCATTACCAAAATCCTCGAGTGCCTTCTTTGGATTCTCAAATACGGAAACAATCTTCTCTCCGAGGTGAATCACCACGTCCGTCAACTTGCCAATGACCGCACCCATCGCAGTCATTATTACGTTCAGCTTGTCACCACCTCGTTCGGTCTGGGTGAAGTAGGCAGCGAGCGAACCAACCACGGCAACCAGCGCACCAATACCCGTGGCAATGATTGCCCCCTTGAGGGTCTTCATTGAGCCGATAGCGGTCTGGACTCCCTTGTAGAGTCCCTTCATTGCACTCACCCCACCCTTGGTGAATTTATCAAGGGATTCGGTTCCTGCTTCTACCGTCTCGTTTAGGTTGTCGGTATTCTTGTTGGTATCCTTGAGTGCCTTGTTCAGCTCGTCAACGGCAAGGACGGCTTCGCCATTCTCTACTTTTAGTTTTATAACCTTTTCCGTTGCCATATACGTTTGATTTGAACCCGTGCTTGGGCGATGCTGCTGATGAGGTGATACTTCCCTTTGGCCATTTCCACCTCATCGGACAGGCCGAGGTTGGGTTGCTTGAGGGCTTCTACTATAAAACCGAGGTCAATCATATCTGTTGTACTTCCATTCTCACTTCCCATACGCTTGAGTTATTTGGATTTTTTAATGATTTGCACAACACCCCTACCGCTCGGTCATTGACGATTAGGAGTTCTATGCCAAAGTTATGATCGTGTGTGGTTGGTCGTATCTCGGTCACTACGTCTTCAGTTGAGTTTCTTTCAACCACGAAGTAATGCGAGTCAGCGTGAGTTCCACTCCCCGCCTCGTTCACCACCGCAGACAAAAGTATCATACGCTTGTCACCTTCCTTGAAGTCAAATGGACTGCGTGAGTAGTCCACCTTGAACACCCCTGCCTCTGCGCTTATGCCCTCTTCCGTCAGTTCGCAGTCCAACAGATACACGAGGTTTGGTTGTGTGCTGGTCGGTTGCTCTGGCTCAAGGGAAAGAAGGGCAGTAGAGCGGATTCCTTCAAGGTCATCACTCAACGCCAGTACCCGAGAGGTACGCCAGTAGCAGGAGTTGTTGGCTGCGTTCCATTTGTAGCCGTAATACTCGCAGCATCCCTGCGTGGTAAGACCCGCCACGATGCCGTTGTAGTTCATTGCGGTAGGCGTCTGGGTACAGATGACTCCGTTTGCGAAGGAGGCACGGAACAGTTCAATCGTTCCTGTCCGCTTCTCGGGATCGTATCCCGTCAGCTTGTTAATACGCCAGTATTCCTGCTCAAGGTAGATTTGGTTGTTGAGGTCAAGGTTGTACACCTCCGCTGGTTCAAGCACCACTTGTGCCGTCAACAAGACCGCATCCGATGCGTAAATTTCGGTGAGGTAGGTAGACCAGAACTCCGTGAATAGGTTGTACGGTGGTGGCACCACGTTATCCAAGACCGCCTGCCCGTAGGTGAGGGTGATGTCCTTTGTGTAGCCGATTGTATAAACTCCGAATTTCGGATAAGTGAATAGGGTATTGATTGCGGGTGTCGCTTGGTCAATCGTGTAGTATTTGGAACATTGCTTCACTCCGTGGTACCACATCAAGCGGGGCTGACTTTCAATCGCCTTTCCCTCCAAGTCAAACAACTGCAATATCTCCAGATTGGTGGCGTTGTTCAAGCGATTGTACAGGGACGATACAAAGGGAACCTCCACGGTGAAGTCACCTTGTGCGAACTCGTTTGCGGTATCAGCTATCTTGAGGGAGCCGTGAGGGTAACCAAAGGAGTTTTGGAATGCCTGCTCGATGATGGCTCCGCCCTCTTGGAAATTGAAGTTAATTGCCCGCCCTTGCAGTTCGGTGGTGGGTTGGATGCTGATTGGTTGACTGATGTCCACCTTGTACGTCCAGTCCTTAATCGCTCCCGCTGCAATCCACGTCTGATAGTCGTATATGTTCAGCGTGTTGGGCGTGTCACGATCGGGGACAATCACAAGGTTGAACAACTTTGCGAAGCCCGCAACGAAGTCACGCTGCTTTATTTTGGGCATCAAATCGGCCATTACCGCAGTTAGCCCTACTGGAGAAGCAGGAGCCGATACGCAAGTCCAAGTGTACTCACGGATATTTTTGGTACCAACCACCCCGCTCAATCCGTTGTGGGCGGCATACATCTTAATCGTATCTCCTGCGGTTAGATTGATGGTAAAGTTCACGGAGAAGGCCGTGTTTGCAGTCACCCAGTAGGACTTGCCGTACACCCCGTTGATATAGGTCACTACTCGCAAGGAGTAGTTGGTGTCTAAATCACCAGAGAAGTTGAATTGATATGCGCCTGTTGCGTTTGCGGTATAGGTATTGGAGGCGAAGTTGTTGCCGTTATCGTAGACCTCCGTAGTGAAAGGCACCTGCGTAGGGGCGGACACGTTTCCGTTGTTGATGTCAAGGTCTGCCCCTGTCACTTGGAACAGTCGGGAGTTGATTGCTGCCTCATTTGAGACGAGGGTGTCCTTCGTCCACAGGAGCATATGGAGGTCGGGGATATACTCCGAGTCCCAAAAGCCAGTTGAGTTGATGGAGTAGCCAGCGGAATCAAATATCTTTTCAATCAGATACTTGACCTTGATGTGCGGATAGAAGTTGGTTTCTGCGAGCGGCTTGAGGATGCTCTGTGGAGCGAAGACGGAATCCGTAGCGAATCCCTTACCGTCCACCATACCGTAGGTGATAGCACCCCCAATCGGGGTTGTCCACGAGTCGTATATGTTGTCCCAGTTGAACGTGTGGTTCAAGGCATCAAGACCCAACTCGCTCAACTCCTTCTCTCCAAGGGAGCGGGCAATGCCGCCTACCTCTCCTGCCACGAGTACCTCGTACCCTTTAACAAAGCCGTCCTGTATCGTTATATTGAGGAGTTGGATGTACCCGTCCAACAGAGAGACGCCATCGGAGAACAGGGTGACTTGTTGCTTTGCGTAGGCGTTGTACCCGCCCTGCACATTCACATCGTAGTAATGCTTGAAGAAGGCATTGTTTGCGTCTGTTGCTGGGAGGTTGAAGTTCTGCGTAATAGGCGAGAAGATGACCGCAGGGTCACGCAAGTCCGCCACGTTGTAGTCCAACGAGATTGACTCATCCCCGTAGGTGTCAAGGTACCCCGTTGTGGTCTGAATCTTTAGAGCCATAGTTTGTTCTTGACTGGGTTGGCGTACTGGAGGGTGAAGGTGTACTGCACCAAGTTATCGTTCACCGAGGTCTTGTAGGTGACCTGTGTGTCTGTCAAAATTACGCCCAAGTCCTGCTCTACCAACTGCAAGGTGGACGATAGCATCATTTGCTTGACCGCCTCGTTCATCTGCTCGGGGATGAATCCCGTGTTCACCACCAACTGTTCCTGCCCTTGCGTATTGAAGTATTGCTTTGACGCTGCGTAGGAGGGTATTGAGGCGGATCCTGCTGAACGAGTGATGACATTTGCGGTGAACGTATCTCGCTCGATAGTTATGCTCTCTACGCTCTTCTTTTGGACAAGCAAATAATCCCAAGCCCCGTACCTATTTTGGAAGGCAATCGTGAGCGGGGTGTACCGTGGCTCGCATTGAACCTCGAATCGGTAGGTGCGTTGGACTGTGGTGTTGAGTAAGAACTCAACCGTGTAGAATTGCAAGTCCGTAACCGATGACGGCTTGGTGGTAATGGCGGAGGAGTTGAGGTTGCTGATTCCTACTGGCACATACCACATCCAGTTCTGTGAGTTGTTTCCGCCCGTAATGGAAAGGGTAGAAAAGAGCAAGGTAGCGGAGGTGCCGTTGGAATACGTCACTCGCATACGATCGGGAGGGGAAGCCGCTCCGAGCATCACTCCCATCGTCATCTCTTGGTTGCTCCAAATAGGAATGTTGACTGGGCTTTGCGGCATAGAGGTCAGATACCCTCCTGTGCTTGTAGCCACGTTTAGATTCAATCCCTCACTCACTTCGCTGAATCCATCGTATGCACGGATGCTGCTTGATGTAGCAACAACCCCACCGACTCCTCCCCCGTTGGTGAACTCACGGAACTTGACCTGCACGTTCACGACCGAGCCAACCGTGTTCTGCGCATCTCCGTCATCGTGTGCTATCGTGGTAGCGGATAGGTACTGGTCTACCACATTACGGATGTCCAAGTACCCGTACCTTCCCGACACGGGATCGGGGCGCATCTTGAATCGGTACACATAACTCGCAGGGACGGAGGCAATGGAACCCGTCCAAACAAATACGTCTGCGATGTAGGCGAAGCCAGCAGAGGCGTAGGCGGTTGTGTCCAAACCGTACACCATTGGTGAACTTCCAAAGGAATAGACGGGAGGTTGTTGTACTATGGTGATGGCCATTACTTATATTTTTTGTTCAATTCGTTAATCGTAAATTCAAGGAACTGCATCACGTCAAGTTCGTATGCTTGCCGTATCTCATCTGGTAATTTGGCGAAGCCCAACTGAAAGGGACGGGTGTAGAAGTTGGTAGGGTCGATTCCTTTGTTCTTGATTTTGAGCATCACCATACTGGCGGTCTGGGAATAGGACAAGAACTTCTTTGTTTTGTTGTCCTTGAATTGAATCTTGCGCCTTGCTACCCACGCATAGATTGAACCAAACGGGGGCATCTTGCCTTTCTTCCGTCCCTTGTCTACCCACTCTCCGTACTCCGCCATCAAGAAGTCAAACTCAATGGAGCGGGGGTTCACCTTCGCCTCGTATGCCAGCGAGTTGTACAGGGTCTTTGTGTTGTTGATTGACCTGCCGTGTGGTGGTCGTTTGCGTGATAGGTTCTTCCGACTTTCCGCCACGAGGTACTTCCCAAATTTGTCAAGGGCAAACTTGGTATTCTCGGCTTTCTTCAAATCTGGTTTACCCGAAGCCATCAGCAGATGATTGTCGGGTTCGGGGTCTCAATTTGGAGCGTGAACTTCCATCCGCAAAGGGTGTTCTCGTAGTCCTCGTCAATGGGTTCGCAGACGGGGTCGTTCGTCAACTCAAAGCCATCGGAGTACAAGGCACCCCTTCGGAGTGATGCAATCATTTGCTGCGCTGAAAATAGCGCACGGTGGTAGATGTCCTGCTTGATTGCAACTCCCTCAAATGAGTACGGGTCTACGTTCGGGTCTTGCTTGGAATAGTCCACCACGTCCATCACCAAGAGGTCAACCTCGTAGGTGACCGTGCGTTCGTTGATGGTAGCGTTCCCCACCAAGATATGACACAAAGGGAACAAGGTCATCTTCCGCATATCGACATCGAAGATGTTGCCCCAAGTCGTGGTCGTAATATAATCAGCCGAGGTTGCTGCCGATTGCAATGCCTCGCAGAGTTGATAGTATCCGTATTTCATACATATAAAACCTTCTACCTGCTTTGTTGTCGCATCAAGGTCTGGTCGACTCTTGCTTTGTCAATCTCGTAGGCAAGCCAAGTAAGGCATTGGTTTAGCGGGAGATTCGTGACGGCCTCACTATTGAGTACATTTCCGCCAGCAAGCTGATGGACGACTGCAAACCATCCCCATTTTTTCCCGAATTGACTTTTAATATCCGCAGCTCTTTGGTCGCTGGGTTCGGACTCGAAGACAGTAGGGTACCTATCTGTAACGATAACTGCAAACGAGTAAAAAAAAGGCGACACCCCTCCACGATGTCCATCGTTACATTCTCGAATGCTGCTCCATCGTGCTTCGCTGGGTTGTATGCCTCGATCTCGTAGCGTCCTGCGGCCTTTTGTGTGATGGGTCGGTAGAGAACTCCAAGCCATTTGGTGGCGTTCTTGATGGAGTCCTTCATATACTCCTGTGCGTCAATGAACTCACCCGTGGTGATGTCCTCCAAGTTGGGATGAAAGCCATACTCAACCTCCCCGATTTTGATGATGCGCTTGAGAGCGGGCTTCTCGTTGAGGGTGAATTGGATGAGCGTTTCAATCTCTTCGAGCTGCGCCTTTGGGAATAGTGGGTACTCCTCTTGGTCTATGCCGCAGAAGATAGAGAGAGCCAGAGGGCTGAAGGTCTCGTCCGTGGGGTTTGCCCCCATAAACCGCTGATAGTCCTTGAGGGTGATGTCAGCGAGTTCTGTTGGGATTATTATTTTACGAAGCATTCCTGTCGGGTGTTGTTGATGTTTTCAATATCGAAGAACTGCACATCGTGGTACAGGTTCTCGGCTAACTCCTGCGCTTTCTCTTTTGTAATGGACGCAAGGGCTTCCCTCCAGTCCGATGGAGTGCGGCAGAGGATTGAGTTGCTATCGTTCAAGAGAGGCGTGTACGGGTGCATCTTTTGTGCGATGATACAGGTCTTTGTGAACCCTGCCTCCAATGCTTTGAGGTTGGACTTGCAGCGGTTGAACTCGGTTGGGGCGAGTGGTGCTATTGATACGTCCACCTGCCTGTACAGTTCCCCGTAGTTCTCATAGTTCTTTTTGTCGAATGCCTGCCGTGTACCAATCGCCTGCTGGTAGTATTCGATTGAATACGAGTTGTGAGCCGAGAGGTCAATCTCGTTCCACTTGAGGTCGTAATCGTGATGCAAGGCACCGAGGTATCCGATGCTCAACTCCTCCGTGACCTTATCCGTCTTCCATTGCTCTCGCCTCGGGTCGATGCCGTTAGGCAGAATGTAAATAGGGACGTATGGATTTATCTTTTGAATCTTCTCTGCCAGATACTCGTTGGTGGTATGGATTTCATCCGCAATCTTGAGCGAGTTGAGAATCTGCGTTCCCTTCGAGATTGACTTATTTGTGTGGTCGACTGGAAGGTTCCACCAATCGTCCAAGTCAACGATGAACTTGATGTCGTACCTACGCAGCAACGCCTTGAACTTGTTATGGTCTTTGGTAGCCAAACCCCTGTTGACCACGAGGTGCGTGATATGCCCCTTCAGTTGGTCGAGGTCGGCTATCGTGCCGAACTTAACTGCAAACCCACGCATCAGTAAGTCCTCGTAAGGAACTTGGAGTCGGTGGTAGAAAACTCCGTTGGGTTGACCTACTACTAAAATCATCTCAATGAATATCTGCCAAAGTTAGGGTTTGCCTTCTTATTAAATACCGCATATCGTGCAGCATCGCAGGCGTGGTTGAAAGCGTCCATCGGTTTATTGAGCAGGTTCCCGTTCTTGTCCTCTGCCCATTTGTAGTTCTGAAGCTCTTTGATTAGGTTCGTGCTTCGTGGGGTAGCCAGTAAGCGGAACCGTTTCATCATATCAATGCCCGCCATTACGGAGTCGGGGCCTTTGGCGGTTGGCTTCACGTTCCACCCAAAACGATGCAGCTCGTCAATAGATTTGGGTTCTGCGCTATCGGCAAAGATTTCCGCATACCTACTGATGCCGAGGTCGGCCAGTACGTTGTGGATGTCCCTGTTCGTCATCCCCGTGCGGTAGATGAGTTCGTCCA